CACCGCTCAACCTGAGCTCGTCGAAGATCACGGCTACCTCGTCTCAGTGCAGCCCTATTGGGACGCACTGCAGACCTCATGGTTCGCCACACCGCTGGTGCATTCAGTGCTCGAGGAACTTGAGCACGCCTACGACACCGCCCGAGACGCAGACCGAAAGGCTGCTGCTCGAGCACACGCTGAGACCTACGACAACAAGATCGTCTTCGACAAGTATTGGCTGCCAGTGCTCGCCGAGATCGACGAACTGATGGCGAAGTGATCGCCTGGGACCGGCTCGGCAAAAGGCACGAAGCATTCGCCACCATCGCCGAGCTGCTGGGCGAAGGCTGTCGCATCGTTGAGACCGGCACCGTCAGGGACCTAGGCAACTGGACAGGCGACGGCCAGTCAACGATCGTCTGGGACACACTCGCCACCGACCTCGGCGGCACCGTCACCACCATCGACATCAATCCACTCGGTGCTGAACTTGTCGCCGAACTCGGACTGCAAGCAACGACCGCAATCGTCGGCGACTCCCTCGATGTGATCCCAACGCTCAGCGGCCATTGCGACTTTCTCTACCTCGACTCGTTCGATGTGGACTTTGAGAACCCGCAGCCAGCTGCAGCTCATCACCTCAGCGAACTCATGGCAGCTCTCAACCTGCTGGCCCCTGGCTCGATCGTCGCAGTCGACGACAACGAAGACGACCAGGGCAAAGGCTCAGAGGTTGCGTGGTTCCTTGCCGAGCATGGCGCTAACGAAATCGTCCGCGGCTATGTCCGCGTCTGGAGAATCTAATGGCCATCACCAACGGCTACTGCACCCTCGCTGAGCTCAAGAGCGTGATGCGCATCAATGACAACGTCGACGACACCATGCTCGAGGCACGCATCACCGAAGCCTCGCGAGTGATCGATCAGCACTGCGACCGTCGCTTCTATGCCGACGCTGCAGCAACCGCTCGGCTCTATGTTCCACCGGTCGAAGATCTCGTCATGGTCGACGACATCTCCACGACCACTGGCTTGGTAATCAAGACCGACTCGGCTGGTGACGGCACTTACGCCACGACACTCACCGCTTCTCAGTATCAGCTCGAGCCAGTCAACTCACTGGCCAAGGGCTCACCGATCACGTCGATTCGCTCGATCGGGTTCTACTTTCTCACCACCGCCGCACCGGCTTACCTGCAGGTCACTGCCAAGTGGGGATGGCCATCAGTACCTTCGCCAGTTACCTCGGCGTGCATCCTCCTGGCTGGTCGACTCGTGAAGCGTGGCGACTCGCTGCTCGGCGTCGCCGGCTTCGGCGATCTCGGAGCCATCACCGTGCGCGCAATTGATCCCGATGTTGAGCGCATGCTGCGCCCGTATCGCAATCCGGTCGTCGCCTAATGGCTGGCACCGCCTCTTCGATACAGACTGCACTCGGCGTTCGTCTCGCAACCATCTCAGGGCTGCGAGTTGCCGATCATCTGCCCGAGCAAGTGAACCCGCCGATGGCAGTCATACAGATGCAGTCGGTGACCTACCACCGTGCGATGGCTGGCGGACTTTCCGAATGGGAGTTCACCATCAGCCTGGTTGCCGGTCGCATGGGTGATCGAGTAGCGCAGCGCTACCTCGACGACTGGATGAGTTACGCCGGCGGTCAGTCAGTGCGCGCTGCAATCGAAGCCGACAAGACGCTCGGCGGTAACTGCTCAACGCTCAAGGTCGGCGACATGATCGCCGTCCGACCTCTTTCGCTTGGTGACGCTTCGTATCTCACCTGCGAGTTCAACGTCACCGTCCACGCATAGGAGTCCCCGTGAACACCTACAAGATCGTCGGCCCACTGAACGTGGTGGGCCACGAACCCGGCGAGATCGTCAGCGATGACGACCTCGAGGGTTGCGACATCGAGCACCTCATCGGTGCTGGTCATCTCGCAAGCACCAAGTCCAAGACCACCAAGGTCGAACCAGCAACATCTACCCAGGAGGACTAAGCCGTCATGGCCATCGTCATCACTAATGCCAACGTCTCCATCGGCGGCGTGGACCTCTCAAGCCACATCACCAAGGTGACACTCTCAACAACGCGCGCCGAGATCGAGACCACGACATTCGGCAACACTGCCGTGCGTCGCGTTGCCGGTCTCGCTGACTCGTCAGTAGCGATCGACTTCAACCAAGACTTCGCAGCTGCGTCAGTCGAAGCCACGCTGTATCCGCTGATCGGCAGCACCGCTGCTGTCATTGTCAAGCCCAACGGCACCGCCACTGGCACCGCCAATCCGTCTTACACCTTCTCGGCGCTTGTCACCGAATGGATGCCACTCGATGCGCAGGTCGGCGAACTCGCCTCGGCCTCGATCACTTGGCCAATCGACGGCACCATCGCCAAGGCGACGGCTTAGTCATGGCTGCTCTCATGCGTCTTCGGGTCGTTCCTGCACAGGGCGAGCCGTATGAGATCCCTGTTACCCCCAAGGTCATCGTGGCTGCCGAGCGTCAGTTCGCTAAGCCGATGACTCAACTGTTCGGCCAGGACGCCTCCTACGAAGCGCTCTGCTGGGCAGCCTGGAAGGGCTCGCACGTTGCCGGTCTTGTCGTGAAACCATTCGACGAATGGCTTGACGACATCGACTCGATCGAAGCCGGCGACGAGCCGCGCGTCCCTTTAGAGAAAGCATGACGATGCTGGTGGCGCAGGTCTCTGTCGCCACCAGCATCGCACCCAACGATCTGCTCGACACTCCACCGGACGTGTTCTGGGCGATCGTTGCGGTACTGAAAGAACAATCTCGGAAGGGGTAGAGATGCCAAGGAGCCGAACTCCACCGCGTGCTCTTACACCGACGGCACCTACCGCCATCGACATGTCAGGTTTCGATCTGGCTTTGTCTCTTTACAACTACGACGAGTTTAAGAAAGAGCTCAAGGAGTTCGATCCGAAACTTCGTAGAGCAATGGATAAAGAGATCCGCAACGTGCTGCAGCCAATCGCTAACAGGGCGCGAAGTCTTGTTCCCGATCAGCCGCTGTCAAATTGGAAGTACGGCGTAGGACGGTACCCCGAAAACAGCAGTGGAAATGGTCTGCCGTATTGGGACCCGACACGCGCCCGTAAAGGTATCGTCGTCAAGCAAGGCGGACGACGCAAGACCGGCTCGGCTGAGCAGGCAGCGTGGCGCATCTCCAACCTTGACGGTGCGGCCGTAGCGTTTGAGCTTGCCGGACGTAAAAAGAAAAACGTCTTGAGCGAATCCTTGCTCAGCGCCAACCTCGGCAAACCTCGACGCCTTATCTGGCGTGCTTGGTACGAGTCGAAGGGCTGGCAGACAGCAAACAAAAACATCAGGCAGATTGTTCAGTTTTATGAACAGCAGCTGCAAAGCAGTTTTGATTCAAACAGTCTTGAACCCTAGGAGTGCGACATGTCGGTGTTTATTGATGTCGTCTCGAAGTTCAACGACGCTGGAATCGACAAGGCTCGCAAAGAGCTAGACAAACTCGCCGCCTCAACTTCATCGACTTCTCAGAAGATCATGAAGGGCGCAGCGGCTGCCAGTCTCGGCATGCTTGCTGGCGCTTCCGCCGTGGCTGTCGGACTCTTTGAAGTCGGCTCACAATTCGACGACGCCTTCGACAGCATTCGCATCGGCACCGGCGCAACCGGTCCAGCACTCGAGGCACTGCAAGCCGACATGAAAGCGGTCGCAGGCGCAGTGCCTGCATCGTTCGGCGATGCTGGCAAAGCCATCACCGTCTTCTCACAGAAGCTCGGCCTCACCGGAGCACCTCTGCAGACACTCTCTAGCCAGGTGCTCGAGCTGTCACGCATGACCGGCACCGATCTCGGCGGCAACCTCACAGCAGTCACCGACGTGTTCAACAACTTCGGCGTCGGCGCTGGTGAACAATCGGGCAAACTCGATCTCTTGTTCCGTGCCTCGCAAGCCTCTGGCGTGTCGGTTGCGGAACTTGCCGGCACCATGAGTGGAGCCGGCGTTGTTCTGCGTGAAGTTGGTCTCTCTTTCGACCAGTCCGCAGGCTTCCTCGCCACACTCGCCAAGGCTGGCGTGGATGCTGGCGACGTAATGCCAGCGCTGTCGAAGTCCCTGGCTACTGCAGCCAAGCAAGGCAAAGACGCCTCAAGCGTCTTCACCGAAACCTTCAACGCAATCAAGGGCGCACCTAGCGACGTTGCTGGCGCAGGCATTGCGCTCGACGTGTTCGGCGCAAAGGCTGGCCCGAAACTTGCAGCCCTCATTCGTGAAGGCAAGCTCTCGTACGAAGACATGACCGCAGCCATCGCAGGCGGCGGCGAAACCATCCTCGGCGCAAGCGCAGACACTCAAGACTTCGCCGAGAAACTGACCATGCTCAAGAACCGTGTGTTCTTGGCCATCGAACCAATCGCCACTCGAGTGTTCAACAAGATCGGCGAACTCATGGACACTCTCGGCCCGAAGGTCGACGAGCTCACCAAGTTCATGCAAGAACACAAAGACATGATGGTCATTGTCGCCGGCGTACTCGGCGGCATCATGATCGTCGTGCTCACCGCCTACACGATTAAGATGCTCGCTGCTATCGCTGCGACTGTTGCTGCAGCTGCACCGTTCATCGCCATCGGCGTCGCCATTGGAGCGATGGTTGCTGCGGTACTCTATCTCTGGCGCAACTGGGACCAGGTCTGGCAGTGGGTCATGGACCACAAAGCCTACGCAGCGATCATCGCAATCCTCGGCAGCGTGATCATTGTGCCGATCGTCCTGCTCATCGCGACGATCAAGTGGCTGCAGGCCAATTGGGAAAACGTCTGGTCAAAGATTCAAGCCGTCACCAGCTTCGTTTGGGGCATCATCAAGCCGATCTGGGATGCGATCTCTTTCTACATCACCAACATCTTGATCCCTTACGTCAACTTTCTCTGGGATGTTTTCCAGAACGTGTGGACGTGGATCAGCGAGAAGATCACCCAAGTCTGGAACAACGTAATCAAGCCGATCTGGGATGCGATCTACGGCTTCATCGTCAACTACCTCATCCCCTGGTATCAGAAGTTGTGGGAAATAGTTCGAGTGGTCTGGGACAACGTCTCTCCAAAGATCAGCACCGCTTGGGGCGTCATCTCGACAGTGTTTGAAAGCATCAAGAACGGCATCGCAACGGTTTGGGGATTCTTCCAGACCGCCAAGGACATCATCGGCAGCGTGTTCAGCGGCATCAGCAACGCAATCACTGCACCCTTTGAGGCTGCCTTCAACGGCATCAAGAACATGTGGAACAACACCATCGGCGGCTTCTCTGTCACCGTTCCTGATTGGGTCAAATACACCGGCGTCGGCGCACTCATCGCTGGCAAGACCTTCTCCATTCCACGCTTCGCCGAAGGCGGTGTCTTCAACACTGGCATGGGTGGCGGCTCTGGTCTCGCTGTGCTGCATGACAACGAGATGATCCTGAACCCTCAGCAGCAGAAGGCACTGTTCAGCGGCAACGGTCTCGGCGGTAGTGGCGCAATCAACGTCACGATCAACACTGTCGCAGGAGATCCCGACGCCATTGAGCGCATCGTGATCGATGCCATCGCGCGCGCTAGTCGTCGAGGCGCAACGGTACTTGTGCCATGAGCCTCGCCAACATGCCAACGCTTGAGGTGCTGTTCGCACCTTCGGTCGTGGGTGCGAACACTGGCACGCGACTGGTTCTTGATGTCACCGACCCTGGTCTTGACACTGGCACCCTCGGCGACGGTGCGTTCTTCTACGACATCTCCACATCGGTGCGATCGATCACCACGAACCGTGGCCGGCGTCGAGCGCTTGAGCGTTTCGGCACTGGCACGGCAACGATCACGCTGGACAATCGCGACCGATCATTCGACCCAACCAACACGGCCAGCCCGTACTACAACGCCACCGTCGGCGTCACTGGCGTCGTGCCCTCGATCCCGGTCGTAGTTCGTGCGACCTGGGACGGCACCACCTACTCAATCTTTCGTGGCTTCATTGACTCATGGACCTTTGACTACTCAGACGCTGGCATCGGCGACGCCACTGCCACGATCTCTTGCTCTGATGCTTTCAAGCCACTGTCGACAATCATCGGCGGCTTGCCCTCATCGGCAAGCATCTCGTCAAGCGCCACGACCACTTTCGACATCGGTATCTCACAGCCTTCAGACGGCGGCGGCTTGGGCCCCTCTTCGATTGACGTCACTGGCACAGGAACAACTGGCGGTATCAAAGTTTCGGGCGGTGTCACAACGACACCGATCATTGGAACTGGCACCGATCTGCCAGGGCTTCGCATTGAAACGATTCTCAATGCGATCAGCTGGCCCGACAATCTGCGCGACATCGACGAAGGCACCACATTCCTTGCCCCGCAAGATGCAACAAAGACCCCGATTGAGATGCTGCAAGAAGCAGCAGCTGCAGACTCTGGCGTCATCTATGTCGACGATGATGGCACGCTCGTCTTCGCCGACCGTGACGCCATCATCTCTGACGATCGCTCAATCAACGTGCAGTCGGTGTACGACACCACCGACGCAGAGGGCAAGAAGTTTGTCGGCACTTCCATTGTTTATGACGACTCTTTGATCTACAACATCGTCAAGATTGACCGAACCGTGACGAACGCAGTCAACGGCAGGACTCTGACCGGCACCACCGTCATCGTCTCAAACGCTGAATCAATCTCGCTTTACGGTGCACGCACCCTCGCAATCGAAGTGCCGATCGTTTCGACAGTGGGCACTGACACTTCCTACGGACAGAACGAAGCAAAGGATCTTGCCCTGTTCTTGGCTTCGCAGTATGCGAACCCTGAGCTGCGACCAGAGGAGAT